CGGGGAAACCATTCTCAGACTTCACCTCAATATCTAATGTAGTGATCTTGATCTTACTTACATCAAACTTGATCTCTTCCTCTGGATATTTCTCAGAAATATATTGATAGATATATCTATCATTACCATAGATCTTAAAGTTCTCAACCTCACTATACTTTCGTATAAATTCACGACACTCTCTTACGGTGCCTGGATCTACCGACTCTACATAATCACCTTCTAATGTCTTATATTTTGTTTTTCTTTTGGACGGAACAAAAAGAGTTGGATAAAACTTCTCACGAGTCATAAAGTGTTTACCATCTTCATAACCACGAACCAAGAAGTTGTCTCCAACCATCTGAACGTTTGTATAAAATCTCATTACTTAGTCAATTCAAGATATCTGTCGATAACTGCTTTTGTAGGATCTGCGATTGTAAGGATACTATCAGATCTAATCATAAGTTCTGTTTGATCTGTTGCCTTTGGCCAAGGTTTCATATTATCAATACTTTCAAATAAGTAAGGTTTTATGAGTTTACAATCAGGTTCACCTATGTCTGCACCGACTTCTTCAACTTGACTAATGATAACATTGTCTACATCTAAAAGCAAACACTTAATTACTTTGTCCACCTACTTTCTCCTTATACAGTTTTACAATAGAATCTATTGGATTTACTATAGTTATAACCCATTCCTTTGGAATCGTCATCACTTTATCCTCAGTTAAAAGTATCCAAGGTGCAAGTGTGATCTCAACGTTCCTTTGTTCATCAACATTTTCAGTTAAGACAAGTGGTTTATTTGCCGATACTTTATGTGGTTGTGTAAGAAGATAACCATAGACTTTATCAACTATAGGAATATCTTCTTCCTTACGACGAAGTTCTTTTGCATCAGCAAGGATCTGCTCTCCAGATTTTAAATATAATAACTTAATAGACATTTTAATAATATTTAAAAATTGCTAACATTATTGTTGGGGCAATTGAATAAAAATAATCTGCCCACTCACAATTACCTCTCCCCAGATACTTATCGTAATATAATTCTTTTATTGCTGGAATAATAAGAGCAATAAACATTCCAACTATTCCAAAAGAAAGCATAAGAATAAAAGAAAGAATGGCTCCCCAGAAAAAATGCAAAAGTTTATCTTTTTGAATATTTGCGAGTTTCTTTAAAAAATAGTCCATATTTATATACAGTTAACAATATTATAGCAATAAAAAAAGGGATCGTCAAGATCCCTAATATACCGTATCCTTTAACCATTAAAGATAATTTTTTCTTGCATGATGTTCTGGTACTACTTTACCCAACTTAACGGTAAGAAGTCCATCCTTGAATTGAACCTCTCTGACTTCAACATCGTCTGAAAGTGCCCATTCTCTCGTGAAACTTCTTTGAGCCAGTCCCTGATGGACATACTCGGATCCTGTATCTTTAGTTTCTTTGGATCCTTCGACAATAAGTTTTCCATATTCAGTGTAAACCTTAAGTTCTTTTTTACCAAATCCTGCAAGAGCAATCTCAAGCACAGACTCAACATTATTTACATGAATAAGATTGTAGGGTGGATAGTTTGTTGTGGTTTCATAAGAATTGAAAAATCTATCTAGGTATGAGTCCATACCAATTCCATTCTTAGAAATAATCTTCATTAATTCTGGAAGATTAGCAGTGTGATACTTTTGTAAGTAAGTCATAGTTCTCCTTAAATAAGCGAGTGTAAATTGTGTACCCGAAGCGTACACTATTAATTATACCACAAATTTTTTAAGTTGAGTTCGGGTATCCTCCCAATTTTTTACAGTGTGTGGATAACCACCCCATTCCTGTACTGCTTTTGCTAAAGGATAATCATTCTGTCCTTCTTCCATCATATCACCAAAGAAATGTATTTCATCAAAAGGACTAAAAAATTTTATAATTTGACTTTTATCTTCATTTGATATATCTAATCCAGTTTGTCCACCTACCAGAACATTAAGGTCTGGAAACTGATTTTTTATTCTATCCGCAATATCAATTCTTTCATCATGTATTTCATCCCATTCTTGATATATTTCTCTCTCTTCAAATAATGCGTTTCTACCTAAGATGCTAAAGTTTACACCACCTGCTCTCTCTTCTATATGATTTCCCGTTTTTAAAGGAAACTGGCTGTAATCCAACTCATCTTGTAAGAATCTTTTTACATCATCAGGTAATTTCCAATCAGATTTGTAAACGTTAAAATTTTTTTCATATATGTCTGCACCAGAACAATTAAAAACTCTTTTCACACGATTGTATACATCAAGTCCTACTTGCTCAACTGTTTTATCTCTATCACTTCCAGTTACTAAGTAGGTATCAAATTTGCAGCAAAAAATTATAAACTCAGACATAAAACTTATGTCCATTTGTTTTCTACTTTCTGTTAAAGTTCCGTCTACGTCAAAAATAAATTTCTTCATATAAAAAAGGAGGGAGGTTGGGTTCCTGTATACCAACAAGTAACGGGCATTACTACAGAAGTAAATACGTTACAGCCTGAGACCCGATTGGTTGATCGGTTCTACCCTTGCGAGCAGCAGCACCACCTGTGTCTCATCACCTTAACCAGCGGTTGCCAGTAAGTTTATTCAGTCACTCCCATGTTGCGTCCAACAAATATACTATAGCACAAAAAAAGAGGTTGTCAACCCCCTTCCTCTGTTTTCTTTTTCTTTGCTCCAATATTATATTTCGTCTCCAATATCCAATCTCCTTTGTCTTTATATGACAACACTTTAATTTGATTTAAAGGTGCAATGTCTTGAATACGAACTACATCGACCACACCAACCAATCCCCAATCAGCAAGAAGCTGAGCAATACGGTTGCGACGCTGAACATCATTAGAAGTAAGGTTAGCGTGTTTTCCATCAAGAGCAAAAAGTTCTTTAAAGTGGACAAGATAATACCTTCCCTGTTTATGAAGTATGTGACAACTTTGATATATCTTCTTTTCTTTTCTACTTGCTACACCAATTCTTGTGAGAGTTTCTCTGACTTTTAGGAAATCATCTGGTTCATTTAATGTAACTTCAATCATTTGGTCAGGAGACCATGTGACGACAGGTTCTTTAACAACACTCATTTCGCTCCTCCAGTATCAAATTTAGATTTTATAAAGTTGAGTTGTTTTTTTGTCAGAATTTTCAAAGCTTGTTTTGCTTTTTCGTTACTATATCCATAATAACGTTTTACATAATCAAGGTCTTTGACCATATCCTTACGGAGCCAAGGAGAGAATCTCTTCTTAGTTCTGAGGGTATTTATATAAAAGTCGTATTGCATTCTCTTTGGTAAGAAATTATACCTATTCATTTCATTCGCAAAAAGGATAGCATCTAAATGTCCTGAGAAACAACGATTAATAATATATGGAGGATAATCTTTCTCTACAGAGGGGTCTTCATCTATTAAATTTTTCTTTGTTTGGTTGATTGAGTTCAACCAGTCTTTCAGTTCCATCTTCATTATCAAAATAGTTTGCACAAGAACAAACAAGATTACGATCTCCGTAAACATTGTCGATTCGTGATATCGCTGGCCAAAACTTATTTGTTTGATTGGCGGGATATGCTGCCTCTTCACGACTATAATTATACACCCATTTGTCTGAACTTACAACCCTCGCTGTATGAGGTGAGTTTTTCAAGATATCTTTGTTCTTGTCAATCTCTCTACGAATACTTACCATTGCTGAACCAAATCTTTCAAGTTCATATAAAGACTCACTTTCAGTTGGTTCAACCATCACTGTGCCTGTGACTGGCCAAGATAATGTCGGTGCGTGAAAACCATAATCCATTAGTCTTTTTGCTACATCTTCAGCATTAATACCATCAAAGTGTCTCACATCAAAAATACATTCATGAGCAACTCTTCCATTACCACCTTTGTATAACACATTAAAGAATGGTTCAATACGATGAACTAACCAGTTTGCTGTAAGTAAAGATACTTCACTCGCTTTCCTGAGTCCATCGGCACCCATCATTCTTATATACATCCAACTAATAGGTAAGATAGATGCACTACCTTGTATTGCTGCTGATACTCGATGATTCATAAAAGGAACAAGATGTTCTGCAACACCAATCGGACCAACACCAGGACCACCACCACCATGAGGGATACAGAATGTTTTATGTAAATTCATATGACATACATCAATACCATATTCACAAGGTTTTGCCAATCCGACTTGAGCATTTAAATTTGCACCATCAAGATATACTTGTCCACCGTTATCATGAACAATTTTACAGATGTCTTTGATAGTTGGTTCAAATACACCATGAGTTGATGGATATGTAATCATAATACAAGACAACTCAAAGGTATTCATTATTGCTTGCTTTTCTAAATCTTTTAAATCAATATTTCCTTCATCATCACATTTAACAGGAACAATTTTCATACCTGCCATCACTGCTGATGCAGGATTCGTTCCGTGTGCACTTGTAGGTATCAAGCATACATTTCTTTTTGTATCACCATTACTTCGATGATATTCTTGTATCGCAAGTAAACCTGCGTACTCTCCCTGTGAACCTGCATTTGGTTGTAATGATACTTCTTCAAATCCAGTAATATCACATAACCATTCTTGTAAATCAAACATAATTCTTTGGTATCCAAGAGTTTGATTTTCTGGAGCGAACGGGTGCATATTCGCAAACTCATTCCAACTCACAGGCATAAGTTCTGATGCTGCATTGAGTTTCATAGTGCAACTTCCAAGTGGCATCATACCATTTACAAGTGAGAAATCTTTAGATACTAACTCATTAATATATCTCATCATATTAGTTTCACTTTGATACTTGTTAAAAACATCTTGTCTTAACCAAGGTTTAGTTCTTTCTGGAACATACTTCCATTTGTATCTACCAACTGCTTCAACAATATGATCAATCGTATCATTTTTATTCACTAAATCTTGTTGTGAATTAATTAGAGTTTGTATCTCTTCAAGAGTGGTAAGTTCATCTAAAGTAATGATAGTATGGTCATCTTCATAACGAACATTATATCCTTCAACTGCAAGAAAACTTTTAAATCTCACTGTATCAAAACCTTCAGTATCATCAACTTCAATACCTAACCAAGTCAATCCTTTTTTAAGTATTTCACGGTAAGTTAAAATACGAGTTGCAATATTTTTAAGACCTTCTGCTCCGTGATATGCAGCATAAAATCCTGCCATATTTGCAAGTAAAGCTTGTGCTGTGCAGATATTAGATGTTGCCTTATCTCGTCTTATATGCTGTTCTCTAGTCTGTAGTGCTAGTCGTAGTGCTTTGTTACCTTGAGCGTCTACAGACTGTCCTACTATCCTACCAGGTATTTTTCTTTTATATTTGTCTGTTGTTGCGAAGAAAGCTGCGTGTGGTCCGCCAAATCCCATTGGCACACCAAATCTTTGCATACTACCAACCGCAATATCAAATCCCCATTCACCTACAGGTTGCATTAATACCTGTGCCATTGGATCAACAATAGCAATCTTCATACATTTACAAACTTCAGCTAATCTTAATAATCCACTTCGATGTCTTAAATTACCATGACTATTTGGTAGTTGTACAATAACTCCAAAAGCATCAGTAAAGAAAGCAATTGGTATAGATGCATCAAAATCAATTTTAATTATATTGATACCTAATGGTCTTGCTCTCGTCTGTAATACTTCTAGTGTTTGTGGGAATAATTTATCATCAACTATGAAATCTTTTTTCTTACTTTGACTATGAGCAAGTAACATTGCCTCTGCAGCTGCAGTTCCTTCATCTAACAATGATGCATTTGCAACTGGAAGACCAGTAAGTTCTGTGATTAATGTTTGATAATTAAATAATGCCTCTAATCTTCCCTGTGATATCTCTGCCTGATAAGGAGTGTAAGATGTATACCAAGCAGGATTCTCAAATACATTTCTTTGTATTACTGGTGGTGTAATCGTCCCATAATATCCTTGTCCAATCAAACTTCTTTTAACAATATTATGAGAGGCAATATCTTTCAATTCTGCAAGTGCCTGTTGTTCACTACAACCCTCTGGTAAGTTGCTGTCACCACGAAGTAATATCGTGTCTGGAACAATTTCCCTTACCAATTCATCTATGGTAGATAGACCAAGATCAGCAAGCATTTTGCGTTGTTCTGATTCAGATGGTCCGATGTGACGTTGAATAAATTCTGACATACTATCCACTAATCATTTCTTCGTCCATAGTTTTATTACGAATGATAATTGTATTACTATCATAGTCAGGATAAAATTCGATGATATCATCATTATCCCAACACATCTCTTCATATAGCATATTAAGTTTCTTCATGTCCTGATACATATCAGATGGTCTGTCGTCCATTAAAAAACTCCTATATTGTAATTAAAGAGAAGTAACTCTTTTCTTATTTTTTGATTTCTCATATACTCTCCGACAGAACGCATTGTATATGTCAAATCAAATTCAGCACAATTCCAATCTTTAAATCTATCTTTGACTAATTGATCTGAATTGTAACTAATTAACATATCAGAATTATATATTTCACAACTTTCTGCAAAATTATCGTGATTGAATTTTTTATGCATTGAACCCTTTTTACCATATAAATTATCCTTGATATCGTATGGTGGGTCAAGGTATACAAAGGTTTTTTCTTTATCTCCTAACAAAACTTTATAGTCAACATTTGTGATATACCAATTACTAATTAACTTACTGTAAACTGGTAACTTATCAATACCTCTCATTGAGAAGTTTGCGTCACTTGCTTGTTCTGAAAATGATGATGATTCTGTAAGACCACTAAAAGAACATTTGTTTATAATATAAAAACAAACTGCACGATCTTTGTCTGATACATCTAAGTCATATAATTTTTCTTTTGCATCTAAAAATAATCCTCTCGCAGAACCACGATCAGGATATCTTGATTTTAATTGTTGTAATTCCTTATGTACATAATCTCCATCAACTTGTAAACGTAACCAAAAATTATATAATGGTTCATACAAATCATTTACTACAATTTTTAGATTCGGATATTTTTTTGTAATATGTAATGCAACACTACCACCACCTAAAAATGGTTCGTAGTATACATCATAATCTCTAAGGTCTGGAAAGAATGGTTCCATCTTTTTGCAAGCACGAGACTTGCCACCAGGATAACGAAGTGGTGTTTTAAAAGATTTTAGAGACATTAATCAATTGATTCCCAAATAATATAATCATCTGGATTTACTGGTTCTATCATTGGTATATAAGGTGATTGACCTGTACGTCTCCTATCTAATTCATCCCATTCCATTTGAATTTCAATTAATTCAGTAAGGTCTTTTACTGAGTTAGACATTGATTGATACCCTGCACCAACAAAGATTTGTCCTGCCATCACAGCAAAGGTGCAAGCACCCCAGAACAAATAATATTGATACGATTTGATTTGTGCTTTAGTTTTAGCAAAAGTTGATTTAGTCATTACAAAATTAATTTTTTAGTTGGAGTTGATATTTTACCAAACATCGATTTATATTGTTCAATTATTTCCTCTTGAGGTTCTCCAATATAAACTAGATATTTTTTAGTAACTTCAATTTTATCTTTTTGAAGTAAAGGAGACCAAGGAGCAAATGCAATATTTCCTTGTTGAGGTGACGGTACTGCCACAATTGGATCTGTAATAACAATCGAATTACTGTTATCTTCAACGATGTCTGCAATGACATCTTCACCAGACCACATACGAATTAATTTAACGGTCATTTGAATTCACACTCCACCATAATTTCAGTTAAACAAGCTAATAGGTTAATTTCTTGGTCTGCTACAAATGCAATCTGATATTGATACTTTGCAATAATCAACACTGCAGCAGGTATTGTGCCTGGTACAAGCACATCATACAACGAATCATATATCCTTCTCATCAATACACCCGAATCATTATCAAGATTATCTACACACCATTTACGAACCTCAGAAAAATTTTAAGTTTTATTATAAATTATTTTTGTGCAAGTTATT